AATCCTGCAACATCCTTTCAATGCCCTTGAGGGCCTTCAATACTGCGATGATTACTTTGCGCTGCGCTGGATTCATCCCCTTCCCTTCACCGCCTGCCCCTGAGCAATGGCCTGTAATTCCTCCTGCCGCTTCCTCTCCATGCGCTCAACGATCTGATCTTTCTTCGGATCGTCAATGTAATCCAGCGCGGCCTCAGCATCGTAAATGCCGCCTTTGACCATCTCCATCGCCACGCCCTGTTTCGCCATCCTGTTCGTCGGCTGCGTCGATCCGGCAATAACCTTGACATCCATATCGATCATGGAAATAGGCGGTATCCCGCGCTCCGGGTCTCCGCATATCCGCGTGATGGCGTCCTGCCACTTCTGCATGATGACATCAGGCTGTGGATTTATGGGCTGACCGTTTTCGTCTACCTGCCCCTGTCCTTCCGGTTGCCATGTCCTCAGCTCGTCGTTATCGATCAACCTGATCCATTGCGACCGGGGCCATGTCATGACCATGAGAGCGGCAACGGATTTCCCGATCCTCTCCATCCCTGACTCGACGGCCAATACGAACGGCTGAGACAAAACCCCTACCATGTCCTGTAGGGCCAGGACTGTTCTGCCGGCGATATTCGATTGCCCCGGAGGAATCTTCCCCTTGACGACATCGGAGAGGTCGAATTCATCATTCAGGGCCATCTCGTCCCGCTGTTCCATCGCCATGAGTTCGGCGGACGTCGTACCGGGCAGGACACGAGTCGGGGCGTATGCGGCGTCCTTGGCCGATACCAGCTCGTCCTCTCCATGCTTGTTCTGAACCCATTTTGTGGCCTCTGAGCGGTGGAGCGGCGCATCCAGGTTCTTGCTCACCACGTAGATGCTCTGCATCCGGCGCTTGTTCCGGCTCCTGGAAATTTCCAATGCTCTCGTCACCGGACAGGTCGGGAATCCTTTGAGGGTCTTGTCATGGGGAAGGGTCGCAATCGGCAGGATCGGCTCTCCGTCCGGATCAACACCTAGCGGATTTTCCTCCTTGCTGATGAGTTTCTTTCCGACGATGACCCGCTGAATCCTTTTCTCGACCGTGCGGGGCCATATCAATGCTTCGACGGGCGGGGCGACAATCATCATGCCAGTCGCCGGATCGGGAATCGGCGGCTGCTCCTTGATCGCTGTCTTCTTGTCTTCGCTTATCGTCCATCCAGCCGCTTCAATGTCTCCATAGCTCCGGAAAATCTCCCGGTCAAAATCTCCGGGCTTTTCCTGCGATGGCGTCATCAGCCATAATTCTTTTGCCTTGGCGAGTTCCCAATCCTCGATCTCCCAAACGTTCGCCTCTTCCTCTGCCGATGGTCCGTCAGGCCCTTCCGCCTTGCCATCGCCAGGGATCGCGTAATTGTCGCGGCCGGTCTTGGTGTCCGGCCTTTCTTCCTCTTCGTCTTTTTTTACCTCCGTGAAAATCAGGTCTTCCTCGGTCAGCCCCTCATAGGTTTCGAGGGCGTATTTTTTTGTGACCTGATGGGCCTTGCCGAATGAAACGTCCGAATGGTCCCTCTCCTCGGATTTTTTGTCGTAGTAGTAGGTTGTCGGATCGACCTCCTTTATGACGATCTTCCCGTAGACGCCTTTAGACGGATCGTGGCTCGCTTCCAGCACGCCCAGGCCGCCGACTTTCGCCTCCCGCACCCAATCATAGAACTTGATAGGCCCGCCGTTGCGGTTCAGGACATAATCCCACCCGAGCTTGAACAGTTCCGCAACGTAGAGATCGCCGGAACCGATCGGGGAGAAATTGAGGCCGGGATTTTTTGAGGTCACTACCGCGCTTGATCCCTGCACGCCTTTTGCCAGATCGTTGATCTGCACCGGGATTTGCTTTTTCTCGGCCATCTGCTTTTTTTCTTCTTCCGTCCAGATGCCGTCTTTTTCGGGGTCCAGCGGATAGGCCGCATTCCAGTTCTTTTTCCGGTTCTTCTCCCATGCCTGGCGGTCTGGATCATCTATCAGGTCGCGCTTCAGGCGTTTATAGACCTCTACTACCTCTTCCGAGGTTCCGGCCTTCTTGATTTTGTCGATGTCGATGCTATTAGTGGGCAATTATCTTTCCTCCCGCGCCCAAATCCACACCCTTGATCCGTGAAACCAATCCCGGATTTTTGGCGACTGGAAACGCTACCATGAACCGCTGAGCAAACAGCATGGCGTCCTCCGCAATCACCCGGACCTTTACCTCTCCCTGCTGCGGCTCAAGAAAGGCTTCCATGACGGCGGTGTGAATCGCTTCCATCTCCTTCGTGGTCAGGTCGGTCAGACGGTAGTCCGGAACCTTGATGTAGACGTAACGGTCAAAATAGGGGTTGATCTCCAGAACGGAACAGGGCTTCACCATGTAACCCACTTCCACCCCGTCAACGTGAACGACCTTGATGGCCTGCGGGTCTTTCTGCTTGTAGATGCCCTGATCCAGGATAATCTGACTGTCCTGGTTGGGATGCTCTACCGCGTCCCTTAAGTCCCGGCAGGCTTCCAGGAGCTTTGCGTCGGGCTTCAGGATGTCTTTGCCTTTGATTCGCTTCATGGGTTCACCACATAAACGATGAGACACTGGAGGAAATGAAACCCCTGGTCCGGGTAAATGTATTTCCATTCGGTTGCTGGCTTCCTACACTTCCAAAAGTCAATAGCCATGTGACCAATAACCAGAAATGGGATCTTCCAGAGATACAGAATCCCAAGATACTGAAGAGCTACGCAGATGCACGCCGTCCAGATAATCGCGTGAGACAGCATCAAGTACCAGAAGCGCCCCTTGCTGACCGCCAGAAACTCTCCCTGCAAAGGAAAGTCTCCGATGAAATGCGCGAATATAAGCCAGATAAAGTCCACGTTCCCCCCTACAGTTTCCCGATCACATCAGCCTGTTTGACGATGATGTACTCTTTACCCTGGTACATGACGTTGCGCCCTGATTCCTTCGGGTAGAAAATCCGGTCCAAGGCGACGATCCCCGTCACGCCCGCACCAACCAGTCTGACAACGCCCTGCATGACCCTCTCGTTTCCGGAGAAGGCTTCGATGCCGTCCATTGCGATGTAGGAATTAAACAGGGAGATTGCCATCAGTTCGCCCACACTCCCTTCGCCTTCCTCTCTTTCTCCCGTTGCGCCCGCCATCCGGTCATGGGTTCGGGGATCTTCTCGCACTTGGGGAGGTAGAAATCTCCATGCAGGGCCAATGCAGCAGCAATCACGCAATCATCGTGGAACCCTTCATCGGCTCCTAATTTCTCTTTTTCCTCATCTTTAATGAACGTCGCGCACTCGGACAGGAGATGCCGGCAGTAGACCGGCCGTTTGGTTGCGAGATAGCTTTTTAGTGTCCCACAAATGAGTTGTTTTGCTTCGGTCGTTTCCAGAAAACCGTATTGCTTGGTTATCTGCTTTCCGATCTCATTCACTTTCTCCCGGACGTAAATATTGGCCTTGAGGGTAATCAGCCGGTCTATCGTTGTAATCCCCGCTCCATTCCTCTCGGGCACGATCAGGGCATTTTCGTAATATCTTGACAGATCAAAAAGCCGATCCCCCCACGTATGGGAATTGATGGTTTTTGAGCGCATGCGTGCCACAAACTGCTTCAGTTCTCGATCGTAGACATAGGCGACGGAATAGTCGTGCGGGTCCTTGGTGCCTGCCCCTTCCACTCCTAATCCCTCCGAGATGTCTGAGCCTATGCAGTAACGGTATTTCCATTTCCGTTTGTCCCATTTCTCCAAACGGAAATACGGATGACGCCACACCTCCAGGATTCCATTCTTGCCATCGGCAAACTCAATTTCCTTTTCCCGTGTGATTTCTATTTTTCCGACTGCTCCCGATGTTACCGCTGTATGCCCATCCAGTACGCCGGCAAAAAAACATGACAACAGCGCGGCCTCAAACGAGCAGTAAAACTCCTGATTAATCATTTCCTCGCTCATTCCGGCTTCCCGCTCGGCCTGGATCGTGGCGGGAGTAACGACCCCGCCCGTATCATCTACGGTCAATAGCTCACAAAACCATTCGGGGTTATTCTTGGCCATCTCGTAGAGCACATACCCGTGATTGCGTCCCCGCGGGGTGTAGTTGAAAACAGCCCATCCGCCATTCTCGGCCAGGATCGGACGGATGAGGTCCCATGCTTCCGGGTTTTGCAGACTGTACTCCGAGAATACGCAGCCGACGGGATTGGTCCCCATGATCGCATCAATATTGTCTGTGCCGATGATCTGGATGATTGAGCCGCATTTCAGCCTGATCTTCATTTCTTGCTGATTTGTGGCCCCCCGTAGCGCTTCCGGGATGTGGTCCATGTAGCGGAAACCGTCTCGGTCGATGCCATCCCACAGGACTTTCCGCCCCTGGTTGTAGGTGGGGAAAAAATAGTAGTAGACGCCGATCCGCTTATGCGCCTCCTTGACAATGAGATTCAGGAGGGTTTTGTCCTTGCCGGAACGCCTGTGCCATACCGCTACGGCCCGCTTAAAACCGTCCGCCACGCAGTTATAGAGCGGGGTCTGGTAGCCTCTTGGTTGAAAATTATATGGGATGGTTATTTCCATTACTTCTTTCCGGTCGGAAAACGATCAATTACGTTAACGGTCAGGTTCCCGGAGTGCTCCACCTCCTGCTTATCCCTCCACTCCGCTCTCCTCCGGTTCTTGAGCCAGAAAATGCAAGCGGTTGTGTCGGGCGGATAATGCTTAATAATCTCTGTAGTTACGATTTTTCCGTCCACGACCCTGATATCCGTGTCCGGGTGGCTGTAACCGGTTGCGCGCTCATACAGCGCGCGCTCGACACGATCATCCGCTACCTGCTTACCTCTTTTTATGGCTGCAAACAGTTTATCGTCTTTTTTGTAGAGCGATAGCGTTTGTTCAGTAATTTCCAGGACTTTGCAAACCTGAGCATCTATCAGCCCGATGCTGTACAGCGTTTCCAGCCGAGAGAGATCGATCACCCCTTTTCGGCTCATCGTGCCTGGTTTTGGTCCCCGCTTTCCCATCTCTTCTCTCCGCTCTCGCCGCTATCGCTCCCCATCTCTCAATTGCGTCTGCGGTCGCCCGCGTCCTCGACGCGAGGATATATCTATCATGGTTTTTAGGCAGAAATTACGTTTTGACACCTCCTGACACCTCCTGACACCTGGTGGCACCCTTTTTTTCTTGACACGCCCTAACCCAATCCTCAATTTGTGAGCGCGTCGTGATCGGTTTTGTTGCGATATAGACGATCGGGAATCCATCATCACGGCGCAGGCGCCTCAGCGTGTTGCGGCTCAGACCCGTATATTCCGATATGGCCTTCCACCCGGTCAGCATATGCCCTGGGCCTCCAGTATTTTGGTCAGAAATCGCCCAGTCGGGCTGCACTCAAATAAATCCTCACTGGTAAAAATTCGGCCAGAATGGTTTTGTAATCCCGGGCCGCGATCGGGTTGTGATCGTGGTCCCCCGCCATATCCCGCAACAGCGGCTCCCTCCTCGCTGCATGCCCATCAATCCAGCGCACCGGCGGGCATGGAGTTTTGCAGATGCCGATGTTTTCGCAGTTTTTGCAGACGGGATCATGGAGTTTTGGTTTATCCTTCATACGGCGGCCTCTCCACCTCACTGACAAAACTCTCAATCCTCACCGGTTTTTGAAACTCCCTCCTCCACTCCCTCGCCTGCGCAATTACGTCCGACCTGCGGAGCGATGCCAATACCCTGCGCTCGTGGCCGTTGATGCGGATTTCGGCGGTGTGGATGAGGATTCGCATGGGTTACCATTCCTTCCGATCAAGCATGTCGATTCCGAGCTTTTGTAAAAATTTTCGCTCCTGCTCATAGGTTTCGGCGATTAAAACATACCCGCCCTCGACCTCGATAATTTCCGGATCATTTGATGAGGCGGATTTTTTCCTGCTCGAACACGATCTGTACAATTTCTGGTTTCTGCTCATGCCCCAATGCCGCATTCTGTAATTCGTGGTCTCCCGGC